ATAGAAGAAAAGAAAAAGATAGACCTGCTATGTTTCAAGGTTATATAGGTGATCCTCACCCTAATTATAAATATATAAATACATCTGAGGGTGAAGCTATTGATATAACACCTCAATTTCCTTTAAGACAGGCTATGTTTATGGTTGAGTGGGTAGAGAGGTATCGTAATGGTACACTTACAGGTTCAACTGTTGGTAATTTTAAAGAAGCTATTGAAACTTTTGCAGGAGCTACATTACGATCAGGTAGAACAAAATCTATATTTGAAGAATTTTATTTAGCTATAGGTAATGGTGATGAAGAAGCTATGAATAGAATAGCCAAAGGTGGTGGTAATCTTCTAGGCACTTTTATACAAAGATATTTTGTTCCTATAGGTCAAATAGTTGACTTAGAAAGAAGTCTGTCTAAAATCCCTTATATAAATATAGGACAAAATAATGAGTTAATTGATTATGGACTAAAGGATAACCCAAGAGTATCTGATATTAAAGATACAAGTGAGCCTTATAAGTACGGTGATTCAATGGACAGTTTTATGAAGGCTTTTAAAAGACCTTTTATAAGTAGGTTTGGTGGAGATACAAATGAGTACCGTAACAGGTCTTATGTGCTAGATAAAGATGGCAAAAAAAGAATTAAACCTTTTAGTAAATTTTTGTTAGGTTTGTCATACTATCAAAATAACCCAACTGACAGTATTTTTTTAGAATGGTCTGGATTCAATGAATGGACTTCAGGTTCAAAAGAAACTAACCCTCAAGTTAGAGCCTTTGAAAATAGATTGATGTCTTCTTTAATACCAACCTTATCTAAAAATGCTCAGGCTTGGGCAAAGACTTATGAGAATGAGAATAAAATAGAAGCAGGTAAACTTCCTTATAGGATGAATCCTGAAGCACCCTCTAAATATAGCAAAAAATTTATTCAAACTAACATTCGTGGTCTAGTAACTGCTAGTTTAAGTGGGTTAAGGGCTTTGTTTAAAGAAGCTGCCTATGCTAAACTTTTAGATAATAAAGAGTTTACCGATGTGGGTATGAAGGAACTAAGTAATAACTTCATAAGAGTTACTACTCTTAAAAAGTTTAAAAGACTACCCAAAGATGTGCGTGAAAAAGGTAAGCAAGTGTTTGAAGTTCAAAATAAAAGAGCTGCTAACTTTGAAAGTGGTATGGATATGTTACTTTTGTTTGAGTTAACCAACTTTATATACAAGGCTGATAATATATTTAAATAGGCAGGTAACTATATTACAAGTACCTGCCCAATTATTTTAGCGATCATCTCCTGAACCTGAGAGTGTTCCACGTTCTTTTCTACTGTATAACTTTGCTAAGTTGTCTCTCATAATTTCATTCAAGGGAACTCCAACTTCTTTAGCTAACATAGCACAGTACCAAAGTACATCACCTATCTCGTGTGATATGGCAATCTTCTTCACCTCAAATCCTTCCTTATCCTCTCCATCACGTATAAGTTTCTTTACCTTACCTGCAACCTCACCTGCTTCACTAGTCAAGCCTAGAGCTAAATACTCTAAGGCTTTTTCTTTTGGGAAGATAGCTGTATTTCCTGCTAACCTTTCATACAAGTCAGGAGTTATACACTCCTCAATAATTAACTTATCCTGCATGTATTTTCTCGCTTCTTTTTCTAGCTTCTGCATGTTGCACCTTCTCTAGTTGCCTAACAAACGCATCGTGCCACCCTCTTAGCCACTCACGATACTGCATCGTATTTATGTTAAACGATGTACCTTCGTTCCTGAAGAAAGAATTAAAACCCTTCTTATATTGTATATGAAGAGGAGCATCGTATTTACTTAGCCCTCTATCTTTTCGGCTTAGAAACTGTTTCTTTTTTATCATCTTCAAGTCTCCTTTCTAAATATTTAACTAACACATTTAACTTTCCATTAGCATGTTCTAATGCTCCTAGTTCTTTCTCTACAGTATCAACTATAGTAGGGTGGTCTCCCACACCTACTGGATTAGTTATCATAACTTCTATGTTAGCTATATGACTATTCATTTGTCCTACTAACTTACTTTTTAGTGCATTGATTATTAAGTCTCTCATTTGCTTTTTACCTTTCTTGGTTTCATATGTAAGAACTCACGTATGTGTAATTTCCTACCCTTAAAGAATACTATTAGATTGATAGTGGTATTGATGGAAATGGCTATTAATAACCACCATTGCCACCAAAGTAACTCTGTACCTTCTACCATTATACAGCCTGTATGTCAACCATCTCACACGAATCTGCTGTGCAAGCTAGTTCTCTACCACCACTAGTTGTATCTTCCTTCTCATAGTCACTAAGTTTAGACCAATCAATTGACTTAGGCATTTTAGCAAGCAATTCAGTGTACTCTTCCTTTGTTATATCTTGATAGGGTGCTTGTACATAAGTGTGGTCATCAAAGGGTAAGAATGATATTCCTGATACCTCATCAAAGTTTTCATATATCCATGCTCCAACACCCATCCATTCATGTTCCTTAACTGATATTGTTACGGATGGCTTGTGTTCACACCAATACCTTTGATAGACTAACCAAAATTCTAACTGCTCTATGGCTGACATAGCTGTCCTTGTGATTGCACCTTCAGGAGCTTTTACAGGAAAGCTAAATATAGTTGTACTCGTAGGTTTTCCTGCATCAGGTTCAGCAGGTATACCACTATCTTTCATAAACTGTGTCATTGGGTCTTTATTATCTGCACGAACAGTTCTTATATAGTACTCACTATGTCTAGCGTGAATACCTGATGCACTGTCAACTAATTGACTAACTGTACCACTAGGTTTGACACAAGTAATAGCAGTTGACTGAGGTATGCCTAATTCTTTAGCAACTTTCTTGTTAGTTTCTACTGCTACATTTCTTAAAACACGTAATACATCTTCTAACTCAAAGTAGTTATGATTCAAAGCAGGGCAGTCAAGTATACCTGTTAGGGAAACTCCTAATAGTCTCTCTTCTTCAGTATTGTCTTTCCATATCTTACGTAAGTACTTGAAGTCTGTAAGAGTTGACTGAAATGTTCCTAGTATAGTAGCAACTCTAACCTTTTCTTTTAGTGTTTCATAGGTGTCTGTCTCACGTGCAACTACTTCAGTAAGGTTACAGAACTGATAGGGTCTCAGGATTATTTCACTACATGGATTGCAACCAAAGTAATGATTAGCATCTCTTCTGCCATTCTCTAATGCCTTAACCTTAGCAGCCTGTCTATTGAAGATACCACGTTCTCC